TTTGGAGCAATGAGGGAACTAAAAAAAATAATTTTTCGTGGAAATATAGAGAGGATGGATTTGAAACTCCAGATTATAATAAAAAATTCTATTTGCATATTGGATTAAGAAAAACATTGTTAGGGTAAAAAAGAAGGGATTGCATCCGCAATCCCTCTCTTTACGAGAGCGTCTACATCTCTCCACATATAATTATATACTACTATTAAGCGTTTTCTGGTGCTTACAAACGTATTATATGTCTTAGAAATAGGATCCGCAAGCTTTTTTAGAGAAAATTAACGAAAAGTTCACATTTAATATTGAGGTATAATTCAGAATAAATGGAACTGGTGTTGCTATTTTATGTAAAAATAAAACGAATGAGAGATGGTGAGCTGGATGACGAAAGGAAAATATGAATATTGGCTGACGCCGGAAGGCTTGCTGCTACTTGATTTGTAGGTACTGCGGGATGTGCTGATTATATAATTTAATGAAAGCGAGTAGGGTGAAAAAAGGTTAAAGAAGGGAGGTGTGCATAATGCTAAGGCCCAAACAGATAAGGTGCTTGGAATTAATGATAAAAGGCGATATGACGGATAAAAAAATTGCAGAGGCAATTAACATAACACAAAAAACAATATGTGATTGGAAGAAAAATGATGTTGAATTTCAAGAAGAATATAAAAACATGATGCGCAAGTCTTTGCAATATGCAGCACCAAAAGCCTTTAGAAAACAAATGTCCTTACTGGACTCAAACAATGATATGGTGGCTCATCTAGCTGCCAAAGACATAATGGATAGGGCGGGATTTAATCCAATAGAAAAAATGGAACAACAAGTTGATATGGATCTCAACATCACGATTGACTACGGGGAGGACGATTCCGGATGAATATAAACGTCCAGATGAATCCGGGCTTCAAAGAAGTTGACCGTTCCCGGAAAAGATATATCGTTATGAAAGGCTCTGCTGGATCAGGAAAGAGTGTTGATACGGCGCAGAATTATATCCTGCGGCTGATGCAGGATCCGGGAAGAAATCTTCTATGTGTTCGAAAGGCGGACGTGACAAACAGGGATAGCACTTTTGCAGAATTGCAGGGTGCTATTTTTCGTATGTTTGGGGAGCAGTATAAGAGATATTGGCACATCAACAGTTCCAACATGATTATGGAGTGTAAGATCAACCGGAATCAGATCATTTTCCGTGGAGTCAATGATGAGAAACAGCGTGAAAAGCTGAAATCCATTACTTTCAAGCGTGGAAAGTTGACCGATGTGTGGATTGAAGAAGCCACGGAAATTACGCAGGCGGACTTCGAGATCATTGATGACCGTCTCCGTGGTGAACTGCCGGATGGACAGTTCTATCAGATCCGGATGACGTTCAACCCGGTATCGGCGTACCACTGGATTAAGCGTGTGTTCTTTGACCGGTCAGATCCGGATGTTCTGACACATCAGTCAACCTACGAGCAGAACCGCTTTATCGATGATGCCTACCGAAGACGTATGATGCGGCGTAAGGAAGTGGATCCAGAGGGGTATCGGGTATATGGCCTGGGGGAATGGGGCGAGGTCGCCGGACTGATCCTCAAAAACTATGTTGTCGAAGAATTTGACTGTTCACCGGAACGATTCGATTACATGGTCAATGCACAGGATTTCGGATTCAATCACGCCAATTGCATCGGTGAGGTTGGCTTTAAGGATGGTGAGTTGTATCTATGCCGGGAACTGTACGTGTATGAGATGGACACGGACGAGATCATCCGGCTGGCGGAGGGGCAGTTCAACAAGCGCCTGCGCATGTGGTGCGATTCTGCGGAGCCGGACCGTATCAAGATGTGGCAGAAGGCGGGATACCGCGCAAAAGGCGTGCAGAAGGAGCCGAACAGCGTGCATGCCCAGATAGATTACCTGAAACAGCACAGAATCCATATTTACCCGTCCTGCGTCAATACAATAAAAGAAATTCAGCAATGGAAGTGGAAGAAGGATGAGCGTACCAACACTTATCTCGAAGAGCCAGTTCCATTTTTTGATGATGCCATGGCGATGCTTCGATACTCCATTGAGGAAGAACGCAAGGCGAAACCACGGCTGAACAGAAAGGTGAAAGGAGGGATATAGAAGTGCGAACGAATTTGTATAGGCTACCGTCGGAAGAGACGCTGACAGATGCCAAATTGAACGAATTTATCATGCGGCATTCCGGAGAGTGCGCATTTAGATACAGCATGCTGCAGGAGGCCTACGAGACGGATTACCCGATCCTGCATGAGCCGTTAAAGCCCAAGTGGAAGCCGGACAACCGGATCATGGTCAACTTTGCGAAATACATCGTGGATACGATGAACGGCTTCTTCATCGGGCATCCGATCAAACTGCAGGTAGACGATGGAAACGAAGCGGTTGAGAAATATGTTGATTTTCTGGATCAGTATAATGATCAGGACGATAACAATGCCGAACTGTCCAAGATCTGCAGTATCTTCGGCAAAGGCTATGAAATGTATTACGTAGATGAGAACGGAAATATCGGTATCACCTATCTGAGCCCGCTGGATGCATTCATGATCTACGACGATTCCGTGCTGGAAAGGGAACGATATTTCGTGCGGCTGTATTACGATTCGAATCAGATCCTTCATGGAAGCGTATCGGACGAGACGAAGGTCCGCTGGTTTACAATCAAAGGAAAATTACTCTGGGATGCAGACGAGAAGATACACGGCTTCGACGGCGTTCCGGCATCGGAGTACGTAGAAAACAAGGAGCGTATGGGAATCTTCGAGCCGGTCCTTACGATGATTAATGCATACAACAAGGCGATCAGCGAGAAAGCCAATGATGTTGACTATTTCGCGGATGCCTATCTCAAGGTTCTTGGTTCCAAGCTGGAAGAAGACGATGTGGCGCATATCCGGGATGACAGAATCATTAATTTCGACGGGGACACCGAACGGTTGATTGTCGAATTTCTTCAGAAACCGGATGGTGATACCACGCAGGAGCATCTGATCGATCGTCTGGAAAAGCTCATTTTCCATATCAGCATGGTGGCCAATATCTCGGATGAGAATTTTGGCACCAGTTCCGGCATCGCCATGAAATATAAGCTGCAGGCAATGAGTAACTTGGAAAAAACGAAAGAGCGGAAATTTACCAGCGGAATGAACCGGAGGTATCGTCTGATTTTCTCAAATCCGGTCTCAGGAATGAAAAAAGATGACTGGGTGAAGATCCATCCACATTTTACACCAAATTTCCCGGCAAACCTGCAGGAAGAGGCAGAGATCGCGAAGAATCTGGAAGGTGTGGTCAGCCAGGAAACACAGCTCGGGGTGCTGTCTATTGTGGACAATGTACAGGATGAAATCAAGAAAATTGATACCGATCAGAACAAGGTGAGAGCGGATCCAGTGATGAAGCAGATGTTTGGCGGCGGTGGACAGGATGACGAGTAAGGAATACTGGCAGAAACGTGAGACGGAACATGCCAAGAAGAATAAGATGTCTGAGCAGACCTATGCAGAAGAGATCCGGAAGACCTATGCGTATATGGCGGATCAGATTCAGAAGGAAATCGATGGATTTTACGCAAAATACGCCAATGCTGAGAAGATTTCGCTGGCAGAAGCAAAGAGAAGGGTTTCCAAGCTCGATATCGAAGAGTATGGCAGGAAAGCGGCGAAATACGTCAAAGAAAAAGATTTTTCCGACCAGGCGAATGAAGAGATGCGGCTGTACAATGCAACCATGAAGATCAACCGTCTGGAACTGCTGAAAGCCAATATCGGGCTGGAAATGGTATCCGGTTTCGATGAACTGCAGAAATATTTTGACAAGACGCTGACACAGCAGACAATAGAAGAATTTCGCAGGCAGGCGGGTATTCTTGGCAATTCCGTGCAGGAAAATGGGAAAATGGCGCGGGCAATTGTCGATGCGTCATTCCATAACGCCACTTATTCCGATCGAATCTGGATGTATCAGGATATGCTGAAAGCAGAGCTGGACAAGCTGCTGAAAACAGGGCTAATCCAGGGCAAGAACCCGCGGGAGCTTGCGGTGCACCTGCAGAAACGCTTCGGTGCAAGCCGGGAGGATGCAGAGCGGCTCATGGTCACGGAGCTTGCCAGAGTCCAGACAGAAGCGCAGAAGCAGTCCTATATTCGAAATGGATTCGAAGAATATACATACGTTGCCTGCGGGAATGCAGATGTCTGCGAGCGGTGCCAGGTGTTGGATGGTAAGCATTTCAAAGTGCAGGATATGATGCCGGGGACGAACGCGCCGCCGATGCATCCGCGGTGTCACTGCTCCACGGCAGCCTATGAAGACAGTGCAGAATATGAGAAATGGTTGGACTTTCTGGAACAGGGTGGTACCACAGAAGAATGGGAAGCATCGAAAAACAGAAAGGCAAGATATAAAGACAACGAAGGAATATTCCAAACATTGGATGGCAGATCAAAGGGGCGAGACGTTATCAAACCTCGAAATATCATGAAAGAAATGAAAAAGTCCAGCATCGGAACGGAAATGTTGGAATATCTTCAGGAAAATGATATTCAAATAAAGGTATGGTACGGAGTTGATGTTGATGAAGGACTGGACGGACTTTTCGAAGATGGAGAAATCAACATTTATGCTGATAATACCAAAACGGTTCGTGAAACGGCTATTACGGTGATTCACGAGGCCACGCATGCCAAAATCAACAAGCCAAATACCAAAAGTCAAGAACTGCAATGCTATGTGAACGAGTACAGGCATCAAAACATTGAATTGACAGAGAAAGTGCTCCAGGATATAATTAATCATATAAATGATAAATATCCGAATCTGAAATGGGAGTGATTGTTTATGACGAATACTCTGAATATTCCGCCTCATGAGAGAGTAAAGCTCTTGAGGAAAGGCGAAAAAGTTTTGTGCAAAAAATGTAAAACAGGAATCATGATTCCTGTTGGCGACCGTGAAAAAACCAATACTTTTTACTGTGATTCTTGCAAGAATCAGTTAATTATCAACTGATGATAAGGAGACGGTGCAAATGGCTCAGAATGATTACTTTGTGATCGTATATCAGGTACTGAAATATCTGTATGAATGTTTGAAAAAGGGTGAAAAACCAGAAGCGTGTTACCTTACGGCATCAGCCTATAATATTCCCGAAAATTATTGGCAGTATATCATTTTAAGCTTGATTACAGAAGGGTATGTAAAAGGTATTGCCGTCAATCATACGAAAGATGGCGTTCTTTTAGGCGATCTGCCCGATACCATTATCACGCCGAAAGGTATTTCCTATCTGTTCGAAAATTCGTTGCTTGAAAAGGCAAAAAGGACGTTGAAGGACGTAAAAGAGATGGTCCCGTTCGTATAAAACTGTTTAAGGAGCAAAAACGATAATGGCAAAGAATGACATGGAAGTAATCATGTATAAAATACTGAGATATCTGTACGAATGCATGAAACTCGGCGTAGAACCGGAACTCGAACAGTTTGCCTGGAATTCAAAATTATTTGATATTCCGCAAAGCTATTGGTGCAAGATCATTGTAACACTTGTAAGGAAGGGATATATTACAGGGTTTGCAGTCATTGACAAAACAAAAGACGCGCCAATGCTCCAAACAGACAGACCATTTGAGATTACGTTTGAGGGCGTACAGTTCCTGGAAGAAAACAGCCGTATGCAGAAAGCAAAAGAATATTGTGCCGAAACATTCAACGTGATCTTGTCTGCATTACTTGGCGCAATTATTTCATAGTTACCACCAGTCGAGAGACCGGTGGTATTTTTATACACATTTTTAAGAAAGGACAAGGTGAAATATGATTATCACAGGAATGGCTCACTTCGAGAGTGTAGCACAGAAGAAACTCGTTGAATGGTACCACAAGAACAGACCGGAGGTTCAGATCGACCTTGGAAATGTATTCGTGGTATGGTCATGCAAAACACTTCAGAATTACAAGTGCCTTGCATCTACGACTATCAGCGGAGATGGCATCTATGCTGAGTACACCTATAACGGGGACAAGCAGGAACTCTACGAAGATGTATACGGTAAAATAACTAATACATGCCATACAGAAGAATAGGAGGTAGTGAATTATGAAATTCAAAGAAGCATTTAAAGAAATGAAATCTGGACTCGCGGTAAAATTACCGTCATGGGCTGGATACTGGTGTTGGGATGAAGAAGCTCAGACGATTCTCATGTACACCAAAGATGGCGGCTGTCTGGACATTAGAGAAACACAGAGAGTGGAGTATACGCTTCAGAACATTCTTTCAGATGAGTGGATTTATGCTGATGGTCGAAACTGTCCGATTCTTGGCGGAGAGGCAACCTTTTCATTTGGAGAAGCAATTAAATATCTGAAACGCGGCATGAAGGTTACAAGAAAAGGATGGAATGGCAAAAAGCAGTACATTCAGCTCGCCACTGGGATTTCTTATAAGACGCCGGATGGGGAGATCGTGAATTGCGAGCATGATGCTATCGGAAACATGGCTATCGCATTTGTCGGAACATCAGGAGTACAGATGGGATGGCTCGCAAGTCAGGCAGATATGCTTGCGGATGATTGGGTGTTTGCAGATTAGGATGATTAATCATGAAAAAATTGTTTATTTCACAGCCAATGAAAGGAAAGTCTGATGAAGACATCCTGGCAGAACGCCAGAAAGCAATCAAAAGCGCAGAGGAGAAGATCGGAGAGCCAGTAGAGGTTATTGATTCTTTCTTCCAGGAAGCTCCGGTGGACGCAAAGCCACTCTGGTTCCTTGGAAAATCCCTGGAACTTCTGGCTGGTGCTGACATTGCCTACTTTGCGAAAGGCTGGCAGGATGCCAGAGGGTGCAAGATCGAAAATACATGTGCTATTGAGTACGGTATTCCGGTCATTGAAGATTACACAGCAGAGTAGAAAAGCGGTGATCCATACATCTCCCACCGGCAGGGAACAGCCGGAATGAAAGGATGTGATGACTGTTGATTGATGTAACGGTAAGAAAATACCGATTGACTGTGTCCGGTCATGCAATGTACGCACCGCATGGGCAGGATATTGTCTGTGCGGGCGTTTCCAGCCTTGTGCGGACGCTGATCCACTCGATTGAGGATCTGACAGGGGATGAAATAGAATACGAAGTATCGCCCGGATGGGTTGATATACAGTATGGGAATCTATCAGAGAGAGCAAGAACTCTGGTGGATTCCTTTTTTGTCGGCATCTGTCTGATGGTCGATGAATTTCCGGAGCATGTCCGGATCGTGTAACCGATGTGACCGAAATGTCGTTAAACTATGATTCCGGAGCAACGGCACGGGGCTATTACAGAACGGGACGGGGCAGAAAGGACAGAAAAATAATGAAGCGCAAAAACAACCATTATCATTGGAGAATCCCGATGATCAACCTGCAGGTATTTGCAGACGGCGAAGGAGACGGCAGCGGAGCCGGAGACGGAAACGAGGACGGAGCTGGAGCAGGTTCTGGAGATAGCGGCAATGAGATGTCGTTTGATGATTTTCTGGGGCAGGCAGAGAATCGCGCGGAGTTCGACCGCAGAGTGCAGAAAGCGGTAAATACAGCAGTGACCAAAGCGCAGGAAAAGTGGCAGGCACTGACTGATGATAAGCTTTCAGAGGCGGAAAAGCTGGCGAAGATGACAAAGGAAGAGAAAGCGGAGTATAAAAACCGGAAGTTGGAAAAGGAACTGGCAGATCTGAAACGGCAGAATTCGCTCTCGGAAATGTCAAAGACGGCCAGAAAGATGCTGGCAGATGAAGAAATCAACATCCCGGATGAACTTCTGGCACATCTGGTATCGGAAAGCGCTGAGGATACCAAGACGGCAGTCGAAGCTTTCACAAAGATGTACAAGGATGCAGTACAGGCTGCCGTAAAAGATGCCCTGAAAGGAAATGCCCCAAAGGGCGGATCCGGCGGAAAAGGCGCTGTGACAAAAGAACAGATTCTTGCAGTCAGCAACCCAATTGAACGGCAGCGGCTGATTGCGGAAAATATTGCATTATTTCAGTAGGAGGAAAACAGCATGCATAGAATTGGAAAATTAGGGCTGCAGGTATTTGCGGCACCGGATAACATGACAGGTCAGGAACAGATCCAGGTAAAAGCCCGCGAGATTGATTTCGTAACATCTTTCGGCAAAAACATTCAGGCGCTGCTTGATGTCCTGGGCATTATCCGAATGATCAAGAAAGATAACAACACCGTTTTAAATACAAAAAAGGTGACAGGAAACCTGCAGTCCGGTGAGGTCGCAGAGGGCGAAGAGATCCCGTACTCCCAGTACGCTGTGGAAGAAATTCCGTTTGATACTATTAAAATCAGCAAGTATCGTAAGGGAGTAACCCTGGAGGCAATCGCGGAAAAGGGATATGATGCCGCAGTACAGGATACCGACGAAGAGTTCAAAACCGATCTGCAGAACGTTGTCATGGATAAGCTGTACGCACAGCTGAAAGCAGGTTCTCTGACCGGCCATGAAAGCACTTGGCAGATGGCAGTTGCTATGGCAATTGGAAAGGTTAAAGATAAGTTCAAAAAGATGAGAAGAACGGCTACCGGCGTAGCAGTATGGGTAAATACACTGGATGTGTATAAATATGTCGGTGCCGCGGATATCTCCCTGCAGACAGCGTTCGGCTTTGAGTACATGAAGAAATTCCTTGGCGCTGATGTTGTCTTCGTAAGCTCTGAAATCCCGGAAAACGTCGTCATTGCTACTCCACTCAACAACATCATCGGATATTACATCGATCCGGGCGACTCTGAGTTCGTAAAAGCTGGCCTCAGCTATACAACGGACCCGACTACTCATTTTATCGGTTTCCATGCACAGGGTACTTACGAGAGAGCAATTTCGGATCTGTACGCTATTATGGGTCTGCGCTTATTCTGTGAGTACCTGGATGCCATCGCCTACATCTCCGTTGGTGGCGCGGATACACAGACTCTTGGAAAACTGACCGTAACGGCGGCAGAAGGATCTGAAACGGGAAAAACAAAGATCTCCGTAAAAGAGCAGCTGATGTCTATGAAAAACTGTTGGAAGTACAAAGATGCGGCATCCGCGACTGCCGTGAAATACGGCGATGACGTGAAAAACTGGAGCAAATGGGATGGAGAATCCGAAATCGCATCTACAGCAACCCATCACATCACGCTGGTTGAGTGTGATCAGAACTATAAAGCAGTCCGTTCCGGCGATGTAACAGCAGCTGTGAAGAGCTGAGAAGGAGGAACCTATGTACAGGGTGATTGAATACTTTACGGATCTTCATGACGATGACCATGAGTACCGAGAGGGTGATGTTTTCCCACGCGAGGGAATCAAGGTATCGAAAGAGCGTCTGGAAGAGCTTGCTTCGGATAAAAACCTGCGTGGAACCCCGGTGATCGAACTGGTAAAAGAACCAGAGAAGTAGGAGGCAGCCTATGATCGAAGATCTGAAACTGCTTCTTGGGATGGAAGATACGGACAAAAAGACAGAACAGCAGTTACAGCTGATTCTGAATGCCACGAAACAGCGGCTGAAATTTCTTCTTGGCGGTCTGGAGCCGCCGGAAGAAATGGAATACATCATATTGGATGTTTCAGTCATTCGATTCAACCGAATCGGATCAGAAGGGCTCTCCTCTCACAGTGTTGAGGGCGAGAGCCTTTCCTGGTCTGAAAATGATTTTGCCGGGTACATGGATGATATTCAGTCTTATCTGGACAGCCAGCGGGAGGCAAGGAAGGGAAAGGTGAAGTTTCTGTGAGATACGATACGCCAATTTTCTTCCGGCGAGTCCTGCCGGGTGAGTATGATCCAACGACTGGAAACTATGCCGACGATCAGGTAACAGAGGTGCGGAAAATGGCATCTGTGATGGATACGCGGGCGGAAATCATGCGGATCGTATACGGCGGGATCCGTCAGGGCAGCGTGACAGTGCAGCTCCAGAACCATTATCAGAAGCCGTTTGACAGGATCCGGATTGGAAACACGACCTACAAAGTGGACTATACGCGGAAATTACGTGTGAAACAGACTTTTATTTTATCGGAGGTGGTTTGATGCCGAAAATCAAGCTGGAAGGAATGGAGAAGCTGCAGGTCAAATTGAAGAAAAATGTGCAAATGAACGATGTTAAGCGGATTGTGAAAAGTAATGGGGCAGCCCTGCAGGAGTCGGCGCAGAGAAAGGTACCGGTGGATACTGGTAACTTGAAACGAAGCATTGGACTTGAGATCCGGGATAGCGGTCTTACAGCGGAAGTGGAGCCTACAGCAGAGTATGCGGCATACGTGGAGTATGGAACCCGATATATGAACGCACAGCCGTATATGCGCCCTTCCTATACAGCACAGAAAGAGAAATTCAAATCTGATCTGAAAAAGCTTACGAGGTGACACGATGGATCCACAGCAGGAATTATTCAGTGCATTGCTTCTGGAATTGAAAAAACAGTATCCAGGCAGTGTGTATGACACGTTTTTACCGTCGGAAGGCACACCATATCCGTTTGTCTATCTGGCAGACAGTGATTTGAATGACAGAGCCAATAAAACAGCCGTGTTCGGCATTGTAAGCCAGACAATCCACGTCTGGCACGACAATCCGCGGCAGCGAGGCACAGTTTCACAGATGATTCTGCAGATCAAGCAGATTTGCAGACAACTGGAACATACCGGCAGCTTCTCCTGGTCCGTGCAGGACTTGAATCAGAGAATATTGCCGGACACAACTACCAACCAGCCACTTCTTCACGGCATCGTGGAAGTGACTTTTTTATTCAGTTAGGAGAACAGCATGAGAAAAACAATTGATTTACAGTTATTCGCAGATGCGGTACGTGGTAAAAAGATCGTTTATCTGTACCGCCTTAAAAAAGATGCGGCTAAAAATGCAGCTACAGCATTAGCGTTTACGACAGAGAACGGCAGAACGACAAGCAAGGATGCAGATACCACAGAGACCAAGGACGGCACGATTCGAACCCCGGGAGCAGCCGAGGTTGAGATTACGGCAACCAGTATTCTTGCCAAGGGCGACACACTGATCGACTCTCTTGAAGATGCCATGATCAATGATGAACTGGTCGAGATCTGGGAAGCAAATCTGGATGAACCAGCATCCAGCGGAAGCAATAAATTCAAGGGAAAATATTTCCAGGGTTACGTAACGGAGCTGGAAAAGACTTCGAATGCCGAGGATATGGTAGAAGTATCCCTTACCTTTGGCGTAAACGGAACCGGCGAGAAAGGCGATGTGACAGTGACAGCCGCACAGCAGGAAGTAGCGGCATACGTATTTACAGATACGACAAAAACAGGAGCGTAAAAGAACAGTTGAGGGCGAGAAATCGTCCTCTTTTTGATAGTAAAGGAGAAAAATGATATGGAACTTACAATCAATGGACAGGTGTATCAGTTTAATTTTGGCATGGGATTCATGAGAGAAATGAACAAGAAAGTAAGCATGCCGGTAGACGGAGTAAAAGATGCCAAGAAGAATATTGGCCTGAGATACGCTGTGGCAGGGATCATGGACGGAGATGTAGAGGCTCTTGAGGATCTGTTACTCGTAGCGAATAAAGGGCAGAATCCGAGAGCAACTACAGAAATTCTGGATGAATATATTGATGATTCGGATACCGATATCGATCAGCTCTTCGAAGATACGATGGGTTTCTTAAAGAATGCAAATGCTACGAAGAAATGCGTCCAGAATCTCGAGAAGACGATCGAGGAAGAAAAAGCGAAGAAGTAAGTGACATATCCCATGAAGAGGTGAACTTTGAAGAACAATACCGGGAAGTTGCAATCAGCTGCTTCCGGTATCTGGGATTCACATCGTTTGAACAGGTTGATCGTCTGACGATTGCACAGTACGAAATTATGATGGAAGCGCTGAGATATCGAATAGTAGACGACGAATACAGGGCACATCGGCAGGCATTTCTGAATTTTGCTGCCCAGGCGCAGAAAAAATCTGGGAAGAAAACAGTGCCAGTATACAAAAGATTCCGAAATTTCTTCGACTATGAAAAAGAATTAAAAAATGTGAAGGAAAAGAAACATAAGAAGAGCGATCCGCGTTTTGTTGGAATATCCAAGTTGTTAAAGAAAGGAGGGCGAACAGATGGCAGAATCTTATAGCGTAAAAGCGGTTTTGTGCGCGGAAGATAAAAACTTCTCGTCAATGATGAAATCATGTAGCAGTTATGCTGATAATCTGAAAAATACGCTTACAAGTGGAATTGGATTTGGTGCTATGGCGGCGATTGGATCCAAGGCAGTCTCGGCAATCGGAAGCGGACTGAAAAGCTTGACTGCTGGTGCAATAAGCGCTGGCGCGAATTTTGAGAATGCTATGTCGTCTGTAGCAGCTATTTCCGGAGCTACAGGATCCGACTTTGATAGACTGTCTGAAAAGGCAAAACAGCTTGGAAAATCCACGCAGTACACCGCAAGCGAGACAGCTTCTGCGATGGAGTATATGGCAATGGCCGGCTGGAAAGCTGAGGATATGTTAAATGGAATCGAAGGTGTAATGGATCTAGCCGCAGCGTCGGGAGAAGATTTGGCAGGCGTTTCTGACATTGTAACAGATGCGATGACAGCGTTCGGCTTATCAGCAGATGGCACAACCAAAATTATTAAAGATGGTTTTACGAAAGAAGTTTCTAACGCTTCACATTTTGCTGACGTTCTTGCAGCGGCTTCGGCCAATTCCAATACAAATGTTGCCATGTTGGGTGAATCATTTAAATATGCGGCTCCGGTAGCTGGATCGTTAGGCTATAGTGTAGAAGATACAGCCATCGCTCTCGGTCTCATGGCTTCATCAGGATTGAAAAGCAGCATGGCCGGAAGTAGCCTTCGAACTATTCTGACGAATCTTGCAAAGCCAACAGATGATATCAGTGACGCAATGGATTATTTGGGCATATCGTTGCAGAATGGTGATGGCTCGATGAAGTCTCTGATGGACATTGTAACCGATCTGCGCGGTGCATTTGGACAATGCAAAATGCCAATGGATCAGTTCCAAGAGAACCTTGCAAAACTTGACGAAAAGTATGCCAATGGAGAGCTGACAGAAAAGAAGTATAATGAAGCATTAGCAGATTTAACGGAAAAGGCTTATGGAGCAGAGGGAGCGTTAAAGGCCAAATACGCCGCTACGTTAGCTGGAAAAGAGGGTATGTCAGGTCTGCTTTCAATCGTGAGTGCGGCACCAGAGGATTTTGACAAGTTAACCAATGCCATTTATAACAGTGACGGTGCAGCCAAAGAAATGGCAGAGATCAAAATGGATAATCTTCAGCACGATGTCGTGAAACTGCAGTCTGCTATGGAAGGACTTGGAATTACTGCATTCAACCAGGTTGGCGGAAAAATGAGAGGTTTGGTTGGCATCGCAACTGAGACGGTTGGAAAAATTGATGAAAAGCTTGCCAGCGGAAAAGGGATCGAAAAGGCTGTCGATAAAATAGAATCAATGGTTGAGAAAGCAAAACCATATTGGGATATTTTCAAAACGGACGCATTGGAAGCGGGAACGGCACTGGGCAATGCGGCTGGGGCGATCATAGGAGATATCAAGAAGCTTTCAGGTTCTTTTGGTAGCACAGAAAGTATTGAAAATTTCTCTACCACTTTGGGAGAGGTCAAAGATGGAATTGTAGCAGTTTCGGGATTTTTGAAAAAACATTCGGACGCGATTGCAAAAGTAGCGGTGGCACTTCCGAAACTCTTGATTGCATATAAAGGCTTTAAAATCGTTAAGGCTGTAGCACCGTTTGTTGGCGCATTTACAGGAGCTGTTGGAGGGCTGGCAAAGGCTGGACTCGGGAAAATCGCACCTGGGCTATTTGGTGTTTCAAAAGGCCAGGAGGCGGTTGGAAAATCCAGCGGCGGTAGTGCGAAGAAAATGGTAGCGTCTGCCAAGGCTTTTATGATGATGGGCGTTGGAGTGCTGGCGATCAGCGCAGGATTCTACTTGCTTGCACAGTCGGCAATTGCAGTAGCCAATGCTGGTCCGGGGGCAATAGCTGTTTTTGCCGGTTTGATTGGCGTGGTAGTAGGGCTCGCAGTTGGTATGACGAAAATGTTTTCATCTATGTCCGGCGGTTCAAAGAAATTAACAGCGATGGTACCGGCGCTTCTGGCGTTGGGAGCGGCTGTGCTAATGATTAGCGCAGGTTTGGCACTTTTGGCATATTCTTCGATTCAGTTGGCGAGTGCCGGTCCGCTGGCTATCGGCGTAATGGTAGGAATGGTGGTTGCACTTGGCGGCTTGATGCTGGTGGCCAAGAGTGTAGCACCAACGCTTTCGGCCGGAGCGGTTGGATTTGTCACATTTGGAGCCGCTGTATTGATTGCGGCGGCCGGAATGGGGCTGTTATCTTTATCGGCCATTAATCTTGCAAATGCTGGCCCAATGGCTATTGGCTGTATGGTTGGCATGGTTGCAGCTATCGCCCTGCTGGCAGTAGGCGCTGCCGCTCTCGGACCTGCATTGACAGCAGGAGCAGTTGGATTTATCACATTTGGGGCTGCCATTGTTCTGGTAGCAGCAGGAGCATTGATTGCAAGCGCAGCGTTGGCTGTTGTATCCGCTGTTCTTCCTACAATTGCACAGTACGGAGCGCAGGGAGCGGTAGCAATTGCTCAGCTTGGAGCGAGTATGATTGTCTTTGGCACCGGAGCTGCTGTTGGAGGAGTTGGCGCAACCGTGCTCGGAGTTGGTCTTGCGTTGGTCGGCGTAACTGCACTGGCTGCAGCCGCAGGAGTAATTGCATTGTCTGCCGGAGCAGCGGTGCTTGGAGCTTCGCTTGTGATGGCAGGTGCAGGTTTGACGATTATGGGAGCAGCATTTCCACTTGTAGCGGCTGGCGCAAAGGCCAGTGCGGCTGGATTGACGGCATTACTTGGATCTGGTACTGCGGCCAGTGCAGTTTTTGTGATTTTGGCAGGATCTTCTGGCGCGGCAGCTGTAACAGTTGGCGTATTTGCAGCGGCAATGGTGGCCGGAGCCGCAGGAACCGGTCTTATGGTAGTTGCTCTGAAATCAGTAAATTCCAGCATGAAGTCAATTGCTGGAAATGCAAAGAGCGCAGAAAAATCGCTCACGAGCATGAAATCGAGCGTCAATGTTGTAAATTCCGGATTGGATGCATTGGGGAACAAAGCAAAAAACGCTATCAGTGCATTAATTAAGCAGTTTTCTCAGGGAGAAAGCAAGGCAAAAACTTCTGGAAAAGCGGTTGGAAATAATTTCAACAATGGCGTTTCAGCAGGAATGTCAAAGGCGGTCTCTACGGCCGGAACAATGTCAAATTCGATTGTAATTACCATGCGATCATCGGCAGGCGGTGCCTATAACAGCGGCGCATACATCGGAATGGGACTTGCAAATGGTATGGCAAGCCAGGTTGGACATGTAAGAGCAGTGGCGGCACAGCTTGCGGCGGCTGCAGAGGCGGCGATCCGGGCGAGAGCACAGATCCACAGCCCATCACGGGTGACAGATAAACTCGGCAATTATTTCGGTATCGGCTGGGTCAACGGCATTATGGATCATGTGCAGGAGGCGAGGCAGGCCGCCATGGAATTGATACAGGTTCCGGAACTTACACCTGCGCCGGAAATCGGAATGAGCCTTCGGACAGGATCTGAAGACCTGAACGACAGCTACCAGTACAGCAGTAATGGAAAATATACCATCTATGTACCCGTTAATCTGGACGGAAGAGAAATCGGAAAAGCGACCGCAACGTATACACGAGAAGAAATTGAGAAACAGGAGACAAGGGAGAACCGAAAGAAAGGCAGGAGAATGAATGTATAACTTTGTAGATACAACAGAGCGATACCCAGGGCAGAACCTGCCTTCGGAGGCTCTCATGTTTAATGGAAGTTATCTTGAGAACGTAATTCCCGGCTATCGGACACTTTATGTGTCCGGCCGGGAAATTTTGGGTACGGAGATTACAGATCTGGAAACAGGCGTGTCTGACGGTACAAAGTATCGACGAAAGCGTTATCAGCCAAGGACTATTGTGGTGGGATATCAGCTGGTAGCCGAAGATAATGCAGCTTTTCGCAGTGCTTACAACAAACTGAATGCTCTTCTGGATGCAGAACAGGCAACCCTTATTTTTGCAGATGAACCGGACAAATATTATATCGGAACAAAGCAGGGAACGAGTGAAGTGCCGGCGGGAAGAAATGCGATCACTGCGGAGCTGGAATTTTACTGCGCGGATCCATTCAAGTATTCGGTGGAAGAATTTACGGTGAATCCGACTGCGGATGACGGAAAAACGTTCATTGTGTCGTACAACGGCACTTATCGGGCCTTTCCAAAGCTTCAGGCAGTAATGCACAGTGAAAATGGAGTAGTAGGTTTTGTAAATGACTCCAAGAAAATTCTTCAGTTCGGTGATCCGGATGAGTTGAACGGAGAAACATACAAAAAAAGCGAACTGATAACAAGCTATGCTGACCAATATGTCTGGTCACAGGATGCGGCGTGGAAAGATGATACAGGGAGCAACTTCTTATACAGTAACAGCAAGACGGCTGGAAAGCTGGGTGTCATGAGCGTAGACAGCATCAAAGGTCTGTATCTGGCCAGCAGTGGATATGTAAGTCCAAACACAAACGGCTGGAATGGAGCTATGAAATCTATTGATGTGGTAGATTCCAATGGAGCAAAGGGAGCGACGCACCTCTATTGTTACATGAACAGCTGGTTTGAAACTGGTCTTATGGGGCAGACGGGCTGCCAGGCGATTGCTTTCTGCGATGCGAACGGAAAAATGATCTGCTGCCAGGAGATATACAAAACCGATACGATCGGAAACACAGCGCACATGAATATGTGGGTAGGTGGAAACAACCCGCGTATCGTCAAAACATATACTTTTGAACCTTGCCATCGAAAAGATGCAAACCCATACAGCCAAACGTATGGCGCAAGCGACATGATGAAACATGGAGAGAAAATACGTTTTTTCTGGAAGGGCAGTTATCCGGAATTTACAGTTCCAGAATTAAAAAATGTGAAAGTGGCAACAGTGAAATTGTATTTGGGACAGTGGGGAAGTCGAAATACAGGAAATCAGCTTGTCACCAGAAATTATTTCCGCGGCATCTTCGTGAGAATTGACAATGTAGAAAAATGGCGTGATATTCCGAATAAATTTTCGGTAAATCAGGTTTTGACAGCTGACTGTAGCAATGGAGAGGTCATGTTACAGGGACTTCCGAGACAGGATCTTGGTGCGTTGGGCAACGATTGGGAGAACTTTTGCCTGCAGCCTGGAATGAATCAGATCCAATGCATTGCATCGGACTGGGCAACACAGCCAACATACACAATGAAATACAGGGAGGTGTTTCTATGATTTTATATTTTGCGGACCGACATATGAATGTCCTTGGGCAGGCAAGCACAGAGCTACCGAAGGGATTGTACATTTCTGATGATCTGAAAACAGAAGAGGTGGAAGCAGGTGTTGCTACACTAGAATTTACGCTGAATTACACGGCGAGCACGCGGAATGATGCGAAACAGTATGGTTCTGTTGGCAATTATATTCTTCGGAAGAATGGCGATGAGCAGGAATTTTATACGATCATTACCAGCGAAGAAAATATTTTCAAACAGGAAGTAGAAATCTATGCCGAGGATGCCGGTATGGATCTCCTGAACGAGACAGTTGGCGAATACAAAGCAGACAAGGCATATCCAGCGAGCTACTATGTTGAAAAATTCAGCGACGATTCCGGCTTTGAAATTGGAATCAATGAGGTCAGCAATTATAACCGGAAACTGTCCTGGGAGGGTGAGACCACCGCTTCTGAGCGTATTTTGAGCGTTGCCACGCAGTTTGACGCGGAAGTTTCCTATACTTTTGAAATCGACCGGTTGAAAATCAAGCACAAATATATCAACCTGCATAAGAAGCGCGGCGTAGATCAGGGGCGAGAACTTCGGATCAACCGGGAAGTGAAAAATATCATTGTAAAAAGTTCAGTAGAAGATCTGGCTACGGCACTTTCCGTTACCGGCGGATATCCGGAAGACAGTGAAACGCCGATCAATCTGAAAGGGTATAAGTATGATGACGGCGATATATATCTGTCCGGCAGTACGATTTATTCCCGGAGCGCAGTGGCCAAATGGAGCCGGTATCTTTCCGAAAAAGGAAGTGGTACGGGACATATCGTCCAGTCGTACACTTACGATACTACCAGCAAGTCAGAACTCTGCAACAGGGCAGTTTCAAAGCTGAAAAAGATCTACGATGCGGCTGTTTCCTATGAAGTAGAGCTGGCGTATCTGCCGGATGGGATTAAAATCGGCGATACGGTGAATATTGTAGACGATACCGGAGAACTGTATTTGTCTGCAAGAATCATGAAACTGGAGTCCTCCATTTGCAATGATGAGTACACGGCAACGCTGGGCGAATACAAGCTGAAATCGAGTGGAATTTCAGAAAAGATGGAGAGCCTGGCTGCACAGTTTGAAAAACTGGCAAAGAACCGGACGTTTTACACTTGGGTTGTGTTTGCTGATACGGAAACGGGCGGCGGAATATCGCTCAAATCAGCTGGAAAGACATACATGGGTATCGCATACAATCAGACGACAAAACAGCCGGTACTTACAGACCCGAGCATCTATACCTGGGTAAAGGTTGTTGGAGAGCAGGGAATTGCGGGAGAGCCCGGAAAGAATGGTCTGACTAGTTTCTTCCATGTGAGATATGCTGATGTTCCGAACCCGACAGCAAATCAGTTGCGGAAGGATACAGGAAAATATATCGGTACCTACGTGGACTATATATTGGAGGACAGTACAGATCCGACCAAGTACACCTGGCGAAAATTTCAGGGCGATGACGGAGAGGACGGCGCCGATGGAACCCCTGGAGAAAACGGTGCGAATGGTGAAACCAGTTATCTGCATATCGCTTATGCAACAAGCGCGGATGGAAAGACAGGCTTTTCGACAACCAACGCCGTCGATAAAACGTATATAGGCCAATACGTGGATTTTACCAAGGCTGACAGCGCCAATCCGGCGAAGTATCATTGGAGCAAATTTCAGGGGCCGAAAGGAGATAAGGGAGATCCGGGCGAGCAAGGACTGCGCGGCCTGCAGGGCGATAAGGGTGATCAGGGAATCCAGGGACCCAAAGGCGCTGACGGAAAAGATGGAAAAACGACGTATTTTCACATCAAATATTCTGCGGTTTCGAATCCGACCTCTGCGTCTCAGATGACAGAGACACCGTCAAAATACATTGGAACGTATGTGGATTTTACACAGACGGATTCGGATGATCCGAAGAAGTACAGCTGGCAGCAGCTGGAAGGTTCGCAGGGGCCACAGGGAAAACAGGGAATTTCAGGTACCAATGGAGCAGACGGGAAAACCAGTTATCTGCACATCAAATATAGCAATGACGGTGGGAAGACATTCACCGGGAACAGTGGTGAGGATATTGGCGCTTATATCGGAACATGCGTGGACTATGCAAAAGATGATCCTACAAGTGTCGGAACGTATAAGTGGGCGAAAATCAAAGGCGAGGCTGGAGCCAAAGGTGATAAGGGTGATACGGGTAAGGGGGTTAAATCGACATCTGTTGCATACCAGGTTTCAACTTCCGGAACAACAGTTCCAACTGGCACATGGTCTGGGTCTGTGCCATCTGCATCCGCGGGGCAGTATCTGTGGACACGTACAATCATCACTTACACTGACGACACAACATCCACGATATATAGTGTCGGCCGTATGGGAACCAATGGTGCAAATGGCACCAATGGAAAGAGTATTGGATCAGTAGTCAATTATTACCTGGCAACGGCATCTTCCAGCGGAGTTACAACGGCGACGAGTGGATGGACAACAGCTGTCCAGTCGGTGTCTGCGGCTAAGAAGTATCTTTGGAATTATGAGGTTGTGAAGTATACCGACGGAACCGTGGCGAGTACAACTGCGCCTTGCATCATTGGATCATACGGTGATCGGGGAAGTAAAGGGGATAAAGGTGATACCGGATCAACCGGAAATGGTATTAAGAGTATTACCGAGCATTATGCAGTCTCCGCGTCAAATTCGACTGTTCCTACCTCATGGTCGTCTACGGTTCCGACAATGACAGAGAGCAATAAATATCTCTGGAACTACGAGACAATTACTTATACAAATGGGACAACTGTAGACACAACAAAACGAGTTATCGGTGTATATGGTAACAAAGGTGCTACTGGTGCCACTGGTTCACAGGGATATAGTCTTGTAGCAAATGTAGTCAGAGATGCCTTCACCGAGTCTCAGTGGACGGCATACGGAACTATTAATCACGAAGAAACTTGGTCTAGTACATCTGGTATCCGTAATGGCTGCCGAATCGGGGATATGTTCGCGATCGTTGGAACGGCAACAGATACAAAAAATGCTCATGTTGCTTATTATCGGAGTAATACTGCATCTGGAGATCTGAAAGGTTTATGCATAAGCCATACAATTATCCCGAGGGGTGCAACAGGAGCTACAGGTAGTAAGGGGGATAAAGGCGATACCGGGGCAACTGGAAAAGGCGTTAAATCCACAGCGGTTACATATCAGGCAAGTTCGTCTGGAACTACGATCCCTACTGGAGTATGGTCAGCAACTCCTCCGGCGACAAGTGCGGACAAACCATATTTCTGGACTCGTACGATCATCACCTATACGGATAATACAACTTCAACTGCTTACAACGTTGGTAGTACACCGGAAGGAATTGTCGTCGGCGGACGAAATTTGGCGACCAATACCAATAAAGGAACAACCGGATGGAGTTGGTCAATGCAAACTGGCGGCTATTCCAAAGAATCTGTATCCGAAACTGGGGTTAATACATGTAAGCTTACACGAGATTCGGTAAAACAATCCGGATGGTCTGTAATACAGTTTTCTTATATTGGACGCACAAAATGGGAGGCTGACACTAATTATACCGTATCCGTAGATGTCAAAGCAAGTGTTTCTACATCGATGAATCCAGGCTTTAGACATGGTGACAGTTCAAACATGTTGATACAATCATGTAAAGCCGTAAACAACAAAACAGTTGCGAATGTATGGACAAAACTGGTATGGGTTGTAAAATCAGCAGCAACATTGCCTAGCGGAACTTCACAGAATACATATTTTACCGGAATGAACAGTAATGTTGGGGTCTCATATCAGTTTAAAAACCTTAAGATCGAAAAAGGCAATACGGCAACTGACTGGACTCCAGCACCTGAGGATTATGTGTCTTTTGTTGACGTGGAGTATTATCTTTCGACATCGCCGACTTCTCTTTCTGGAGGATCATGGTCGACGACAGCGCCGACATGGGTTAATGGAAAGTATATGTGGAGCCGTACGGTAACAACGGACGGAGCTGGTAACAGAACGTATTCGCCAAATCAAAATGGAGTTTGCATTGCAGGAGCACAGGGAGCAACCGGAGCCAAAGGTGATAAAGGAGATACTGGAGGGACTGGTGCAACCGGTAAAGGCGTTAAATCTATTGTAGAACAGTATTACAAATCAACGTCAGCAACAGCCATGTCCGGCGGATCGTGGAGCACGACTTATCCTGGATGGGAGAACAGTAAATATATTTGGACGAGATCAGTGATTACCTATACTGACAACACGACTTCAACGACAACAGCAGTTTGCGTCACGGGAAGTAAAGGAGATAAAGGTGCAACCGGTGCCAAAGGAGATAAAGGGGATAAAGGAGCAACTGGTCCTCAGGGACCACAAGGTCCTCAAGGTGTAAAAGGCGATAAAGGTCCTCAGGGAGATAAAGGTGCAACCGGCGCAACAGGTCCTCAAGGTCCACAGGGCGCTGCAGGTAAGGACGCAAATCAGGTAGTGCATACGGTAAATGGAAACGGTGAGTCAAATCTTTATGTCGAATTTGCTACAATAAAGATCACAGGTTCGTATGCAAATCAACCAACAACATTTAAACTTGGTGGCAGAGGTTTTGAGACAACAGATGTCCAGTTTAGTTTTATCTCTGCAAATAACTCAAATCCTGGATTGGATTTCCTAAGATCTTCAGGCGGATGGTCGTTATGGATTTATAAAAAGACTACTTCAACGTGGGGCCTTATAACAAGATTAAATGAACCGTATGGGCAGCTGAGAGTATTTAACTATACTCAAGGTTCTGGTCCATATACAGTGACGTGGACATCAACCAAATTAGCTTCTTTACCATCTGGTTCAATTAATGCGAATCCTTTACAAGCAGCAAAAACAGCCACCAACTTTATGCAGTTTACTGATGGGACCGGATTGGAAGTTGGTAATAAAACCAGCGGATCTTGGTCTGGCTATCGGACTAAGATTTCAGCATCAGCATTTGAGATTCTTAACCGGGCAGGAACGACACTCGCATATTATGGTGATAAGTTGATCCAGCTTGGAAAGAACGCAAAAGATGCGGTTATTGAGTTATGTGGCGGTGTCGGTAAGATTTTGGTTGAAACAAAATCCGGCAATGCGGCTCTGTCAATCCAGAGCGAATATGTAGATATTAAAGGTGTCCATGAATCTGTATTGGAGACATCAAGTTCTTCTGGAAGCTGTATAGCCGGAGCTGTTGACGATTCTTTTGTTGTAAATACTTACTCGGATGCCAACAACAAAGCAAACTTCGATATTGGTAACGGTAGCATTATTCTTGAATCAAAGAAGAAAGGTTATCAGGCAGAGGTCGAATTTTATGGCTGTGGCTGGTCTGGAGGAGTGTATACTGGAGCGTTCGCACCGACCAAGGCGTACTCCGAAAAGATTATGTTAGGAGATAGTGGAAGAGTATGGGAGCGTTTGATTGTTAAAAACTCCCCACAGGTCACATCCGATCGCCGCGCCAAAACAAACATATTTCCACTCGGTGAGAGCAAGATCAATAAGACGGATATTCATTCAGAGCTGTTCGATCGCTTAAAACCAGTTCAGTATCGGATGATTGACGGTGATGGGCGCATTTGTTATGGATTCGTCGCACAGGATGTCGTAGAAGCCATGCGAGAACTCGGAATCCGAGAAGACGAGCTGGATCTGGTACACCACGACAGGAAGAACACTGAGGATGGCTATATTGATACCTATAGTATGGTATATACCAATTTGATTGCGGTAATAACGCATGAGCTACAGCTCGAAAAAGAAAGAAGATCGAACCTTGAAATAGAGGTTGCGGATCTAAGAAGTGAACTTGAATCCATGAGAGATAATATCTCTGGAGATACAAATTAATTTTTAGGAGGACAAAACTATGGCAGTAGAAGCAACTTACACAAAGGACATTCATTATTCTGGAATCATCACAGTTGACGGCGAGACCGTTGTGTCTATGGACGCCAATATGGATGCAAAACATCCGGATGTTCCAATCATCAATCGCTACATCAACAACGGTAGAAAGTATCGTGCCAATAAAAAGGATATCGATGATGTTGTTGACAAATTCGAGAACGACATCTGGGATGAGTATGATAAGTATACTGCAGATCTGGAAGCAAAGGAATCGGTGGAGTAGCACCGAAGAAAGATTTTGCTAATTTAAAAGAAGGAGAACTAAAAAACATATGGAAACAATCATATCAGCCTGCATCAGTGCCGCCGTTACACTTGTGGTCTGCCTGATCAGTAACCACAGTCAGCAGGAAAAGACACGGGCACTGATGGAATACAAGCTGGAAGAGCTCACGAAACGGGTCGATAAGCATAATAATGTAGTAGAAAGAACGTATGCTCTGGAACAGGAACTTAAAGTACAAGAAGAGCAGATCAAAGTTGCCAACCACAGAATCAATGACTTAGAGCAGAAAGGATAAAAAATATGGAACAGATTATGAATTATGTAAAACCGGAACTGATCATTGTAGCTATTGTCCTGTACTTCCTGGGCATGGGCCTGAAACAGGCACAGGCTGTAAAGGACAAGTATATTCCTCTGATTCTCGGCGGCGTGAGTATCGTACTGTGTGCCATCTGGGTGCTGGCTACCAGTGAGGTGTGCACCGGGCAGCAGGCGGCGATGGCCGTCTTTACAGCGGTCACGCAGGGAATCCTCGTCGCAGGGCTGAGCAACTATGTGAATCAGATTATCAAGCAGACACAGAAAACAGAGTGAGGGCGGCCAATAACCGTCCTCTTTTGCGCCGGCGCAAAAGAAACGATACAGGCACGCAAAGATGCGTGTTATTTTTATGCCTTTTTGGGGAGAAAATGCGATGAAAGTAATTGAATATGGGGAGAAGTCCTGTCAGGGTATGTTCCTGACCTCCCCGAGGAAACGGAAGACATGGCGAAAGGCTGTGTCTTATTTTGATTCGCAGGTAGGGCGAAAAAGATAAAAATACCTCTTGACTTTTTGGGTACACGGTAATATATTTATTGTGTACTCGAAAAGTGAGGTGAGAAATGAATGAGTCCAAGAACAGGCAGACCTAAAATTGATAACCCTAAATCAGAGCAAATTAAAATCAGAGCAACCAAACAGGACAAAGAATTGTTGGAAAAATGCTGTGAGATAACAAACAAGACACAGTATCAGGTTGTCATGGAAGGCATCAAAAAGGTTTATGCCGAAAACAAAAAATAGAGATTCGTCCACACCTACCACAGCCGGACGAATCTCACACCTAGAAGTTTCCTTCTGTAAATATTATAATGCAGATGGAAACTTCTTTCAAGAGACAAATTTGAAGGGAGATTTTTCAATATGAACGGATTAAAAGTAATCGAGAACAATTTAGTACCAGTATACGAGACAAGTACAGGAGAAAAGGTTGTATATGGATCAGAGCTGTATGCAATTTTAGAAGTCAAAAGTAACTATCGTGACTGGATCCGCAACCGTTTTGCTGATATTGAAGCTATAGAAAATGAAGATTTCGAAGCCGCTAAAATTTTAGCGCCTTCCGGTCAGACCAGAAAAGACCACATCATCAAGCTTGATACCGCCAAAGAAATGGCCATGCTTGAGCGAAACGAAAAAGGAAAGCAGGTTCGGAAATACTTCATTGCTGTAGAGAAGAAGTACAATCGAAAACAGATTCCAATGACCGTCCCGGAGCAGATTCAGCTTCTTGCAATGGGAAATGTAGAGCTTAACCAGAAAGTGGATAACCTCGATAAAAAGATTGAGCATCTGGAATATGATCTTCCGATTCTCGGCATCGAGATCGACCGAATCACGGCGGCAGCGAAAAAGAAAGGCGTGGAGTGCCTTGGTGGAAAGAACAGCGAGGCATATGCAGACAGATCTCTCCGCGGAAAAGTCTACAATGACATCTACCGGGAACTGAAACGGCAGTTTGGCGTCACTACATACAAAGCCATCAAGCGGAACCAGTGCGATATGGCGGTTGAGATAATCTCAGGCTATCAGCTTCCCTACGTACTTGCCGACCAGGTACAGTACAGAAATGCACAGGGAAATCTGTGGGGAGGTGTCCGGGCATGAATCAGACGACATATGACATCGAAAAAGAACTGAAGATTTCAGCAAATCAGCCAGTCGTATTTTTCAAAGATACGCCACTTGGCGATTTACACGAAGCATTTGAGCAGGCTCTGAACCGTAAATGCGATCCTTTTGCTGCATCTGTATTTTACAATCTCGGGAAAGTACATGGAATCCGTGAAGAAAGATCTAAAAGAAAAGAGAAACATATTTAATTAAAGTATAAGAGGGCGTTGGCACTTGGTCATGAATAATGAAGTGTTGACAGGCCCTCTTTTTATACCCATTTTTAAATAATTGCGCCGGCGCAAATCTGCCGGAGAAAGGAAATAGAAATGAAAATTGATCGATCTTTTATCAGTAACCAGAACACCTACGAAGAGAATGATCCACGTTGCATCGTTGTACATAATACGGATAATTTCAGAGCGGGCGCCGATGCCCGCACACACGCAGAAGCACAGCATAATGGTGAGCTGTCCAATATGTCTGCCCACTATTACGTTGATGATGGAGAAACGGCGTACCAGGCAGCACCACACAGCCGCGGATGCTGGCACGTGGGCGTAAACTATGGTGGAAATAATCTGTTTGGCCGATACGGCAACCGTAGCAGCATCGGCGTTGAGATGTGCGTGCAGGCGGGATATAATTACGAAAAAGCGTTTCAGAACACGGTAGCGGTCGTCAAAGAGATCATGCGGGAGACCGGTATTCCGGCAAGCCGCGTATATCGCCACGCCGATATCTGTAGCAAGCACTGCCCGAGCCAGATCATCGAGAGAGGGGATTGGGAGCGGTTTAAGAGCCTGATCAGTGGTGTGGCATCGGCCGAACAGCCAGAAAGTGGAAAATATGAGCCGGGTATCTACAAGGTTAATACCGACCTTAATATTAGAGAGCAGCCAAACGCAGACAGCCGACGAGTTGGAACGATCAAAGACCGCGGCAGCTACACGGTGACAGAAATTCAGAATGGAAGCTGGGGACGGCTGCTCTCCTGTGCGGGCTGGATCAACTGCCACAACAAGTATTGTACTTACGGTGGCCCTGCATCTCAGTCCGATCAGAAGCCGACCGCAAAAGTGATTGCGGTTGATGGCGTGTGGGGTCCGGAACTGACCCGGCGTCTGCAGGAGATTTTCGGAACTGGCGTAGACGGGAAAATCAGTAATCAGCCCACGAGCAACAAAAAATACTGCGCTGGCATCGCGGCGGCCGAATGGTCTGATAAACTGTCCGGCGGCTCCGATCTGATCAAGGCCATGCAGAGATGGGCAGGAGTAACCGCGGACGGCTACATCGGGCCGCAGACCATCCGCGCGATGCAGCGCAAGCTCGGCACACAGGTTGATGGTGTGATCAGCAATCCATCCGCGATGGTACGCGCCCTGCAGGAATGGTGTAATCGCCAGTAATCGGCCAACAAAAAAGCCCCGGGGATCTCCGGGGCAAAAAGAAACGCCGCAGCTACGCGGCGAAAAGAATTGTTCTTTTTTCTGACCATTTTGTGTGTTCTGGTCACGTGTTATGATAACATATATATAGAAGAAATGCAATAAAAAATCCCGGGCAAATTACCCGGGAAACATATTGTATCATCGAAATATTTACAGTTACAATATATCATCTGTTATTGCATTCCGGTGGACCGGATGGAGAGATGGGCGCATCCATGCGGTATCTCTCTCAGCGTTTCACAGCACCGAACCGAATTGTAGCGGGGGTGTTGAATGATGTTGGTACCGAGGAATTAGCTCATCTCGAAATGGTATCCACGATCGTTCATCAGCTTACCTGTAATCTTTCGCTGGAAGAAATTCAGAATTCCGGTTTTGCTAATTACTATGTAGACCACACAGCCGGAATCTGGCCACAGGCGGCCGGCGGAGTCCCGTTTAATTCCTGCGAATTTCAGTCGAAAGGCGATCCGTTAACAGATCTGTTCGAAGATCTCGCTGCAGAACAGAAAGCCCGGTCAACGTACGACAACATCCTTCGCTTGGTAAAAGATCCGGAGGTAGCTGATCCGATTCGTTTCCTGCGGGCACGTGAGGTTGTGCATTTCCAACGTTTTGGTGAAGCACTGCGTTCTGTACAGGACGAATTGAATTCGAAGAACTTTTATGCGTTTAATCCGTCGTTTGATGCAAAGACTTTCTGTGCGGCACCGCAGCCAGGGGCAGGTCAGGGGAATTGCTGCACAAGATAGTAAATTAAAAATCAAAGAACAGCACACCACTGGAAAATCCCATCTGAAAAACAGGTGGGATTTTTTGGGTTTACAGTAAGAAAATCTTATCCAGTCGTAAATCATTATCCCATCATAATATAGAAAAAAGACTTTCAAAAACAGAACAGTCAGAAAGGATGTTCCATGGAAGCAATGAATTATGTAAAGCCCGAACTCATCGTCGTTGCGTTCGTGCTGTATTTTTTCGGTGTTGCTTTGCGGCAGGCGCAGGCGGTGAAGAATAAGTACATTCCGCTGATCTTAGGCGGCATCAGCATGGTGCTGTGTGCGGTTTGGGTGATGGCGACGAGTGAGATTGAGACGGCGAAGGAGGGGGCGATGGCGGTTTTTACGGCGGTTACGCAGGGGATTCTGGTGGCGGGGCTGAGCAATTATGTGAATCAGATTATCAAGCAGATCCATAAGCCGGAGTGAACGGCGCTTCAAAAAATCTGTGTTATGCCGGAGCAGTCGGAACCGTCAGAAAGGGGAGAATATGAGAATTGATCGGTCGTATCTTGGCAATCAGAATACGTATGCGGAAAACAATCCCAAATGTATCGTAGTTCACAACACCGACAACTTCGCAGCAGGTGCCGATGCGCGGGCACATGCGAGAGCACAGCATGACGGGAATTTCCAGAACATTTCCGCACACTATTACGTCGATGACGGTGACACAGCCTACCAGGCGGCACCGCACAGCCGGGGGTGCTGGCATGTCGGCATTAATTACGGCGGAAAAAATCTGTTTCAGCAGTACGGCAACAAGAACAGCATCGGTGTGGAGATGTGTGTGCAGGCCGGGTATAATTATGAAAAAGCATTTGAGAATACTGCGGCACTGGTGCGGGAGATCATGCGGGAGACGGGGATTCCGCTGGAAAGAGTCTATCGTCATTATGACATCTGCAGCAAATACTGTCCGAGCCAGATCATGAACCGCGGTGACTGGGACCGCATGAAGCGGATGATCGGAAGCGGTGCAGGGAGCACAGGAACGGGAACAGCAGGCAGCGGAACAGGAAAAACGTATGCGCCCGGGATCTATCAGGTGCAGACAGCGGCCCTCAACATCCGTCAGGCACCGGATGCGGACAGCAGGATTGCCGGAACGATCCGGGATCAGGGAAGCTACACGGTGACGGAAATCCAGAACACAAGCTGGGGACGGCTTCTCTCAGGGGCAGGCTGGGTCAACTGCCATACAGCGTATTGCCGTTATGCCGGTCCCGCAAAAGAAAAATCGGCAGAGACAGCAAAGTCATCCGGAAAGACAGTCGCAGAGGACGGAATCTGGGGCGAAAATCTGACGCGCCGTCTGCAGGAACTTTTCGGCACACCGCAGGATGGAAAAATCAGCAATCAGCTGGCCGTCAACCGGAAATTCTGTGATGGCATCACAGCCGCCGAGTGGGACAGTACGCCAAAAGGCGGATCGGCCCTTGTAAAAGAAATGCAGAAATGGGCATCGGCCGGCATGGACGGCTATATTGGTCCGCAGACAATCCTCGCCTGGCAGAAAAAACTCGGCACGCCGATCGACGGCACAGTAAGCAGCCCATCCGCCATGGTAAAAAAACTGCAGAAGTGGTGCAACCAGAAATAG